TAAACGTGATGAGGGCTTTTGGTTTTATAATAATAGCAAAGCTACTTATATAACTGGAACTCATTACATGTACCTACAGTGGAGTAAAATTGATGTTGGTAAACCAGACTTTAGAGAAGCAAATAGATTATTTTATATATTCTGGGAAGCTTGTAAAGCTGATAAAAGATGTTATGGGATGTGCTATTTAAAAAACAGACGTTCTGGGTTTTCATTTATGGCATCTGGAGAAGCTGTTAACATGGCAACGATTAGTTCAGACGCTAGATTTGGTATATTATCTAAATCAGGTCCTGATGCTAAAAAAATGTTTACTGACAAGGTTGTGCCTATATCAGTAAATTATCCTTTCTTTTTTAAACCGATCCAAGATGGTATGGATCGACCTAAGACAGAATTAGCATATAGAGTACCAGCATCTAAGCTTACAAGAAGGAATATTACATCAGTAGATGATAGACCAGAGGAATTAACAGGTCTTGATACAACTATAGATTGGAAGAATACTGGTGATAACAGTTATGATGGTGAGAAACTTAAATTATTAGTACATGATGAAAGTGGTAAGTGGGAAAGACCTAATAATATATTAAATAACTGGAGGGTTACAAAAACAACACTACGATTAGGTAGTAGAATTATTGGTAAGTGTATGATGGGAAGTACATCTAATGCTTTAGATAAAGGTGGTGATAATTTTAAAAAACTATATAAAGATTCAGATGTTACAAAAAGAAACAGAAACGGACAAACAAGTTCGGGACTCTATAGTTTGTTCATACCTATGGAATGGAACTACGAAGGATTCATTGATTCTTATGGCATACCTGTATTCGACACACCAGAAACAGAAGTAAAAGGTCCTCATGGAGATTATATAGACATAGGTGTTATAGATCACTGGGATAATGAAGCAGATGGTTTAAAGAATGATGGTGATGCTCTTAATGAGTTTTATAGGCAGTTTCCAAGAACAACAGAACACGCTTTCAGAGACGAAACAAAAAACAGCATATTTAATCTAGCAAAAATATACGAGCAAATAGATTATAATGAAGAATTAAATCAAGAAAACGCTGTTACAATAGGTAATTTTCAATGGATAAATGGTGTTAAAGATGGTACCGTTATATTTTATCCAGATCCAAAAGGTAGATTTAGAGTTACATGGATACCACAAAAATCGTTACAAAACAATTGTATAATAAAAAACGGTAGAAAACATCCTGGTAATGAGCATATGGGAGCTTTTGGTTGTGATAGTTATGATATATCAGGAACTGTAGACGGTCAAGGATCCAAAGGCGCTTTACATGGTTTAACAAAGTTTAGCATGGAGGATGCTCCTCCTAATCAAATATTTTTAGAATATATAGCTAGACCCGCTACTGCTGAAATATTTTTTGAAGATGTTTTAATGGCATTAGTATTTTACGGTATGCCAATACTTGCGGAAAATAATAAACCTAGACTATTATATTATTTAAAAAGAAGAGGTTATAGATCGTATTCTATGAATAGACCTGATAAGGTTTGGAATAAATTATCTGTTGCTGAACGAGAAGTTGGTGGAATACCAAACTCAAGCGAAGATATTAGGCAAGCACATGGTGCTGCAATTGAAATGTACATACAAGACCATGTTGGTCTTAAAGCCGATGGGACATGCGGTAATATGTATTTTAATAGAACTTTAAATGATTGGGCAAGATATGATATAAACAATAGAACAAAGTTTGATGCTACCATTAGTAGTGGTTTAGCTATAATGGCTTGTAATAGACATTTATATTATCCAATTAATAAAAAAGATAAACAGAAATTAAACATAAGTTTTGCTAGATATAAACAATCTGGCATGCATTCAAAATTAATAAAAAATTAATATGGCTGAGTCAGTTGTAAAAAGTTATTTTCCTAGTCAAGTAGCTAGCGATATGGAGAAAATGAGTTCAGAGTACGGACTTAAAGTCGCAAAAGCTATTGAGGCAGAGTGGTTTAAGCGTGACTCTGGTACTAACAGATTTTATGGTAATCAAACAGAGTTTCACAAATTAAGACTATATGCTAGAGGAGAACAAAGTATACAAAAATATAAAGATGAATTATCTATTAACGGTGATTTATCATATCTTAATTTAGATTGGAAACCAGTACCTATTATACCTAAATTTGTAGACATAGTAGTTAATGGTATATCAGAAAGAATGTTTGATGTAAAAGCATTCTCACAAGACCCACATGGAGTAAGTAAACGTACTCAGTACATGGAATCTATATTGTTAGATATGGAAACTAAAGATCTGACTGATTTTATAAACACATCATTTGGTGTTGATTTAAGACAAAATCCAGAACAGGAGTTACCAGATAATATACAGGAGTTAGAACTACATATGCAACTTAACTATAAACAAGCTGTAGAAATTGCTGAAGAGCAAGCTATAGAAACTGTATTTAAAGGTAACAATTATGATTTAATTAGAAAAAGATTAAATTATGATTTAACTGTTTTAGGTATTGGTGCTGCAAAAACAACTTTTTCAAAAGCTGAGGGAGTTAAGTTAGACTACGTTGATCCAGCAAATTTAATTTATTCTTACACAGAAGATCCTTATTTTGATGATATATATTATGTTGGTGAAGTTAAGAGTGTACCTCTAAATGAATTAAAGAAAGAATTTCCTGATTTAGATGAAGATGGTTTAAAAAAGGCTTTAGGTCAAGGTTTTCAAAATTCTGGGTATTACAACAGAAACTTATCTGAATCAAATCAAACAGATAAAAATCAAATACAAGTTTTATATTTTAATTATAAAACATATGCTAATGAAGTATATAAAGTAAAAGAAACAGCAACTGGTGCTACAAAGATAATAGTAAAAGATGATACTTTCACTCCAGACATGGATGCGTTATTAGAAGCTAGGTTTGGTAAAATGTCTAGATCTATAGAAGTTTTATATGAAGGTGCTATAGTTTTAGGTTCTAAACAATTATTAAAATGGGAACTTGCTAAAAACATGATGAGACCTAAGAGTGATTTTACTAAAGTTAAAATGAATTATAGTATTGTTGCTCCTAGAATGTATAAGGGTCGTATTGAAAGTTTAGTTAGTAGAATAACTGGTTTTGCTGATATGATTCAGTTAACACACCTTAAACTACAACAGGTAATGTCTAGATTAACACCTGATGGTATTTATTTAGACGCTGATGGTTTAGCAGAAATAGATTTAGGTAACGGAACTAATTATAATCCACAAGAAGCATTAAACATGTTCTTCCAGACTGGTAGTGTTATTGGTAGATCTATGAACTCTGAGGGTGATATGAACCCAGGTAAAGTCCCAATCCAAGAAATACAATCTGGAGCAGGTGGAGCAAAAATGCAATCATTAATCCAAACATACAATTATTATTTACAAATGATAAGGGATGTGACCGGATTAAATGAAGCAAGAGATGCTAGCTCTCCTTCAAAAGATGCTTTAGTTGGTGTTCAAAAACTTGCAGCTGCAAATAGTAACACAGCTACAAGACATATATTACAAAGTAGTATGTTTATAACAGCTGAGGTTGCAGAAGCTATCATGTTGAGAATATCAGACATTATAGAATACTCACCAACAAGAGATGCTTTTATACAACAAATAGGTGCACACAACGTAGCTACATTAGAAGAGATGTCTAATTTACACTTATATGATTTTGGTATATTTATAGAAATGGCTCCAGATGAAGAAGAAAAACAAATGTTAGAAAACAATATTCAAATGGGTCTTCAACAACAAAGTATTGATATTGAAGATGCTATTGATTTAAGAGATATTAAAAATATAAAATTAGCGAATCAACTTCTTAAATTAAGACGTAAAAAGAAAATGGAGCTAGAACAACAACAAGCTCAAGCTAATATACAACAACAAGCTCAAGCAAATGCTCAGACACAGCAAGTTGCTGCTCAAGCAGAAGTAGAAAAACAAGAAGCTATAACAAACCAAAAGGCTCAATTAGCTCAACAACAATCTACTTTAGATTTACAAAAGCTTGAAAAAGAAGCTATGCTTAAAAAACAATTAATGAACCATGAATTCCAAATTAATATGAGATTAAAGAAAATGGAAATGGATGTTGTTAATAGTAAAGAAACTATGAAGGAAGATCGTAAAGACGAAAGAACTAAAATTCAAGCGTCTCAACAATCTGAATTAATCGACCAAAGAAAAACAGGAAAACCACCTAAAAACTTTGAGTCGTCAAGTAATGATATATTAGGTGGTGGATTTGGATTAAATGCTTTTGATCCAAGATAATAATTGTTAAATTTTATAATATTATATTATGGCAGAAAATAAAGAAGAAAAACAGCCTATTGAAGAGGTTGTTGAAGAAACAGTTGATAAACAAGAGACTGTTGAAGAGCAACCGGTAGAAGAGGTTGCAGAAGAGGTTAAAGAAGAAAAACCTAAAAACGAAGTTTTAGAAGACGGAACAATTAAATTAGATTTAACTAGCATTGATGATAAAAATCCTAATGCTGAATCAAATCAAATTGGGGGTTCTAAAACTGAAGTAGAAGAAGTACAAGAGGAACCAGAAGAACAACCTGTGCTTGAAGAAATAACCGAAGAACAAGAACAAGAAGTTCAAGAGAAGGTTGAAGAATTAAAAGATGAGGTTGAGGAGGTTGTAGAACAAGCTCAACAAACTGGTGAAAAACTACCGGAAAATATACAGAAAGTTGTAGACTTTATGGATGAAACTGGTGGTTCTTTAGAAGATTATGTAAGACTTAATCAAGATTATTCAAATCATGATGATAAATCTTTATTAAGAGAATACTATAAAACAACTAAACCGCATTTAACTGATGATGAAGTTAACTTTCTAATGGAAGATAACTTTAGCTACAGTGAAGATGAGGAAGATGAAAGAGTTGTTAAGAGAAAAAAATTGGCATTAAAAGAGCAAGTTGCAAATGCTAAGTCCCACTTAGACGGGTTAAAGTCTAAATATTACGAAGAAATCAAAGCTGGTTCTAGATTAAATGATGAACAAAAAAAAGCTGTAGATTTTTTCAATCGTTATGAGAAGAATCAGAAGATAAGCGAAGAGGCTAATTCTGTATTTTTAAATAAAACCGATAAGGTTTTTTCTGAAAGTTTCAAAGGTTTTGATTACAAAGTAGGAGATAAAAAATATAGATTTAACGTTAAGGATGCTGATAAGGTTAAGGAAACTCAAAGCAACATTAATAATTTTGTTAGTAAATTTGTAGACAAAGATACTCAACATATTACTGATGCTGAAGGTTATCATAAATCTTTATTTACAGCAATGAATCCCGACCTAGTCGCTCAACACTTTTACGAACAAGGTAAAGCTGATGCTATAAAACAAAGTATGGCAAAAGCTAAAAACGTTGACATGTCTGCTCGTGGTACTCACGAAAAAGTTAGAGATGCTAGCGGCTTTAAAGTAAGAGCGGTATCTGGAGACTCTTCAAGTGACTTTAAATTTAAAATAAAACGAAAATAACTTAAAATTAAACAAAAATGGCTTTAGGAACATTCTCGGGTGGGGCTAGCGCACAGCACCTTACCCCAAGACCGGACAAATCTTTGTTCGGGAGTAATTATCTGTCAATTACAGGTAATGACTTTAATTTCACTAAGCAATTCTTACCAGAAGTTTATGAAAAAGAAGTTGAACGTTATGGAAACAGAACGATCGGCGGATTTTTAAGAATGGTTGGCGCTGAAATGCCAATGGCTTCTGATCAGGTTGTTTGGGCTGAGCAAGGAAGAATCCACATTGCATTTGACGATTGTTCAATTGCATCTGGAGACGCTGCTCAAAATAAAATCACATTTGCAAGCGCTGATAATGCATCTTATATTAACATTGGTGATACATTAGTTGTAAGTAAAGGCGGTAAAACTACAAAAGTTTACGTTACTGCTAAACCTTCTTCTACTACTATTACTGCTGTACCTTATAAGTCTGCTGATTTAGCTGACGCTGCTGCAGGTGGTTGGGCTACTGGTGCAACAACAGGTATATCTGTATTTGTATACGGTTCTGAATATGGAAAAGGTTCTATCAATGTTGGTAATTCAATAAACGCTAAAAGCGAATATTATAACAATTCACCAATCATTATTAGAGACAAATATTCTGTAAACGGTTCTGATACTGCACAGATTGGCTGGGTTGAAGTTGCAACAGAAGTTGGAACATCAGGTTATCTTTGGTATCTTAAATCTGAGCATGAAGCAAGATTAAGATTTGAAGATCAATTAGAGATGGTTATGATTGAATCAGAAAAAGCTGCACACACATTTACTGCAGACCCAGGTGCTGGATCTAACAGTTTTACTGTTAAAGGTACTGAAGGTTTATTTGCTGCTATCAACTCAAGAGGATTAGTTTACTCTGACGCTGATTTCGGTGGATCACACGCAACAGATGGATTAGCTGATTTTGATAATATCTTACAAGAATTAGATAAGCAAGGTGCTATCGAAGAAAATATGTTATTCCTTAATAGAGGAGTTTCATTAGCAATCGATAACATGTTAGCTTCTCAAAATTCTTACGGAAGTGGCGGTACATCTTATGGTGTATTTGACAATTCTGAAGATATGGCGTTAAACTTAGGTTTCTCTGGTTTCAGAAGAGGTTCTTATGACTTCTACAAAACTGACTGGAAATATCTTAACGACTCTACTACTAGAGGTTTAGTTAAAGATGTAGAAGGTGTGGTTGTACCAGCAGGTGTATCTACGGTTTATGACCAAATTCTTGGAAAGAACATTCAAAGACCTTTCCTACATGTTAGATATAGAGCTTCAGAAGCTGATGATAGAAGAATGAAATCTTGGATCACAGGTTCTGTTGGAGGTAACTTCTCTTCTGACGAAGACGCGATGAACGTACATTTCTTATCTGAGAGATGTTTATGTGTTCAGGGAGCAAATAACTTTATTTTGCTTAAGTCTGGTGATGGAGTAGTTGGTGACTCTGACTAGATCAACACAATAATTAAAAGCAAAGGGAGCTTCGGCTCCCTAGGCTTTTATTTTAACTTTTTAATTATATTATATTATGGCAAAGAAAAAAATACAAAACCCAGCTGAATGGGAAGTAAAAGATAGAACTTATGTTCTAAAAGGTGAAACTCCTTTATTATATGTGATACCAGGTAGACACACAAGAAGAAAACCATTATTATGGTTTGACACTGAAAGTGGTCAACAAGAAGAGCTTAGATATGCTACAAACATGAGTTCTCCTCTTGTATCTGAACAAAAAGGTGTTGCAACCTTAGGTCACATAGCTTTTAAAAATGGAACTTTAGTAGTACCAAAAAGAAAGCAAAATTTACAAAAATTATTATCACTATACCACCCAATGAAAGATGTTATATACTATGAACATGATGAGGTGCAAATAGCAAGTAATGATTTAGATTATATAGAAGCTGAGATTGCAGCTTTAGTTGCGGCTAAAGAGATAGATATAGAGCAAGCAGAAGCTATATTAAGAGTAGAGATTGGTTCTAAGGTGTCTAACATGACTTCTAAGGAGATTAAAAGAGATGTATTGCTTATGGCAAGAAGAAATCCTCTTATGTTCTTAGAATTAATTCAAGATGACAACATAGAACTTAGAAATATAGGTATAAAAGCTGTTGAAGCTAACATACTAACATTGTCGCCTGATAATAGGAAATTTAAATGGGCTAGTAATGGTAGAGTACTATTTACTGTTCCTTTAGATGAACATCCTTATTCAGCATTAGCGGCATGGTTTAAAACCGACGAAGGTATGGAGGTTTTAACATCAATACAAAAAAGACTTTAAATAGTCACTTTTATAGTAAGGTCACTATAAAGGTGGCCTTTACTATAAATAAAAAGAAATTATGGCAGTAAGCATAGATACAGTATATCAAAGAGTTTTGAACATTGCTAATAAAGAACAAAGAGGTTATATAACACCTATAGAATTTAATTTATTAGCTAATCAAGCTCAAATGATGATATTCGAGCAATATTTTTACGACTTAAGTCAGTTTGAAGAAGTTTTACAAAGAAAAAATGATTCAACATATGGTGATATGATTGATATAATCAATGAAAAAATAGATCATTTTGAAAAGTATAGACAAGCTGTAGATATGAGTAACGGCAGTGGTGTAGGAATTTTACCTGATTATTATAGAATGGGTGAAATATATACAGATAAATGTGGTCATGACGCAGAAGTTGAATTAATAGCACAGAACGAAATACACCATATATTAAACTCCCCTTTAACATCTCCAACAGAAACATATCCAGTTTACGTTAGATTTTCATCAGCTGGAGATAATCAAACAAATAGAGAACGTAGAATACAGATATATCCAGCTACAATAGGTAGTAGTGATAATGTTGTTTGTAATTATATAGCTAGACCAGCAAAAGTTGCTTGGGGTTACACAATAGTTAATGAAAAACCTTTGTACAACTCTGATGCTGCTTATACAACTGATTTTGAACTTCATCAATCTGAAGAAAAAAATTTAGTAATAAAGATATTAGAATTAGCTGGTATACTTATAAAAGATCCAAATTTATATCAATTAGCAGCTGCAGAAGAGCAACAACAAATAACACAAGAAAAATCATAATAAATGGCACTATTTACAGGAACACAAAAAGCGTACTATGAGGGTTCAGACGGCAATTTCAACACGGGTGATGAAAATTATGGTAATTATCAGTTTATATCTTTAAACGATTTAATTGGTAACTTCCTAATAGCATATGTGGGTGAGGGTAAAATAATACCTAGAGTTAAAAGAGCTGATGTATTATTTCACGCCCAAAGAGCAATACAAGAACTAAGTTACGATGTATTTAAATCTACAAAATCACAAGAAATAGAAATACCACCTTCTTTAACAATGCCTTTACCACATGATTTTGTTAATCATGTTAAGGTTAGTTTTAAAGATGATAGTGGTTTAGAACATATAATATATCCAGCTAGACAAACAAGTAACCCAACAGCTATATTACAAGATAGTAATTTCGACTATACATTTGCTAATAATAACTTATCTTTAGCTGGTGACTCTGATACTTGGACATCATTTAAAAGTAATTCAGGTAATAATACTAGTGGAGATGAAAATCTTTATGAGTATAATACCGATACAGGTAAAAGGTTTGGTTTAAATCCTGAAAACGCTCAAAACAATGGTGTTTATTATATAGATTATAAAAGAGGTAGAATACATTTTAGCTCTGATTTAACTAGTAAGACAGTTACTTTAAAATACGTAAGTGATAGTTTAGCTACTGATGCGGAGAGAATAGTACATAAATTTGCTGAAGAAGCAATGTATAAATGGATTGCACATGCTATTTTATCTACTAGAGAAAACATGCCTGAATACTTAGTAGCAAGATTTAAAAAAGAAAGATTTGCTGCTATAAGACAAGCTAAATTAAGATTATCTAATTTGAAAATAGAAGAACTTACTCAAATTATGAGAGGTAAGTCAAAACAAATAAAACATTAATTAAATGGCGGAATTAAAAAGAAATTTTCGTATGGGTAAAATGAATAAAGACCTAGACGAAAGGTTAATTCCTAACGGTGAGTATAGAGACGCTTTAAATATACAAGTTGCTGGTTCTGAGGGTAGTGATGTAGGTACTGCTCAAAACATACTTGGTAACGAGTTAGCTTATTCAAGTGCTATTAACATAGCAGGCGCTAAGTGTATTGGATCTGTTAGAGATACGGCTAATGATAAAATATATTGGTTTATATCTGGAACTAGCAGAGATGTTATAGCTGAATATGATCAATATACTAAAGAAGTATCACCAGTAGTTGTTGACGCTAATAATATTTTAAACTTTAGCACAGAAAATAAATATAAAATAATAGGTGTTAATATAATAGAGGGTTTTATATATTGGACTGATAATAACTCTGAACCTAAAAAAATAGATATAAAAAGATTTAAAGCGGGTAGCTCAAACTATTCTACACACACTACGTTAATAGATGAATCTGATGGAACTACAAGTTATAACTTTACTATTGATGACATTACTGTTATAAAGAAAGCGCCTATTGAAGCTCCTACTTTAACTATGGCTGCATCTAGAACATCTGGTATAGTTGAAACATCTTTACTACAAGTTTCTTTTACCGATGGTAGTAGTGAACCTTACGAATCAGGTTTGGTATACCCATTAAACAATGGTTTTGTAGATTTTACATCAGATATTAATCTATCAGTAGGCGATAGAGTTAAGTTAACATTGTTAGACGAAAGTGAAAATGAAGAAGTTATATTAAGTGTTTTAGCTACGTCACCTACAAATGCTAGTAGTTTTAAGGTAAATATGGACGCTGTACCGGAAGATGTTCCGAGTGGTAATAAGGATTGGAAAGTTGTACTCATGGAGAAAAAAGCTCTATTTGAGTTTAAGTTTCCAAGATTTGCTTATAGGTATAAGTATTCAGATGGTCAATACTCTGCTATGGGTCCATTTTCACAAGTAGCGTTTTTACCACAAGAGTTTGATTATGAACCTAAAAAAGGTTATAATAAGGGTATGGTTAATAAATTAAGAAAATTAACTATATCTAATTTTAAAACAACACAAAAACCTAAAGACGTAGTTGAAGTAGATATACTATATAAAGAAGATTCAAACACAAATGTTTACACTGTAAAGTCGATAAAACCAAGTGATGATGAATGGGCTAGTAATTCTATTGAAATAAAATCAGAGGTTATATACAAAGTTTTACCATCTATGGAGTTATTGAGACCATGGGACAACGTTCCTAAAAAAGCTCAATCACAAGAATTAGTTGCTAATAGAATAGTATATGGTAATTATCTACAACAATATGATCTAAAAGATATTGACAATAGCGAAATAACCCCTAAGTTTAACGTGTCAATAGTACAAGCTAATAATTCTGATTATGAAGCTGGTTATCCTGGTAAATCATTAAAATCAATGAGGACTTATCAAATAGGTATTGTTTATAAAGACGAGTTTGGTAGAGAAACACCGGTTTTAACAGATCCATCTGGTTCGATAATATTAGATAAAGATCAAGCTAATCAGTATAATGTACTACAAATATCTATGGACAGTAATCCTCCATCTTGGGCTACACATTATAAATATTTTGTAAAAGAAACATCTGCTGAGTATTATAATTTATCAATGGATAGACATTATCCAGCAGAAGATGGAAACGTTTGGTTAGCTTTTCCTTCATCAGAAAGAAATAAAGTAAGTGAGGAAACATTTATAGTATTAAAGAAAAGACATGACTCTGACACTTTTGTTCAAGAAGAGGCAAGATATAAAATATTAGCTATTGAAAACAATGCTCCAGAATTTTTAACTATAGAAAAGGTTTCAAAAGGACATGCCGTAGCAAATAGCGACGGTAATTTATTTGTATCAGGTGGTTATCCAGAAAAACAAACATCATTTATTAGAATACCACATGAATTATGGAAAGTAAATTTTGGAGGTACAACTGGTAGTGGTGATGATGTGAATTTATCTGCAACATCAATACATAGTCAATCTGATCTAGTTGTAAGAATTAAAAAAGGTGCTAATATTACAAAGTATTACGATGTAGCTTTAATTAGCTATGAACCCACTATAGCAAACTTAGACTACGCGGGTACAACTGATGACTTACCAGTAGATGATGGTAAAACAAAATATTGGCAAATAACAATTGATGGTACATTTGATGAATCTGATGTTGAATGGCTAGGTACTGTTGGTGGTGGTACGAATGTACAAAGTCCTCAAATGAAAATTGAAATAGCACAAAAAGTTAAGAAATTAAATCCAGAGTTTCAAGGTAGATTTTTTGCTAAAATATTTAGAGATACTACATTAGAGCAGAATATATTGAGGTTTAATAATCTTGATGAATTAAGAATACTTGCACAACAGAATCATTGGCAAGTAGGTGGAGGCGCTAATGGTAGCACATCAACTACATCTTTAGGTTATGACACAGGTGGTAGTCAATCTACTAGATATAATTTTTGGAGAGAGAAAAACAAAGGTAATGGTGATTACCCTGCTGGTTGGCATATATGTAGATGGGGTAGAATGGATTTCTTTAAACAATTAAATATATCTGGTGATCTACAAAATAATAGAAATCAAGGTGATGCAGTAGATACATCATCAAACGCATTTAACGATATTCAAGGTTTCGGTATAAGACAAGGGGAAAATGTTATAGAAATAGGTTTTCATAATTTTGGTGATAAGTTTAAAAATACTAAAAATGGCCAACAAGATGCTTGGGGTGAGTGGGTTAAATTTGGTAACACTGTAGAGCCACAATATAGAGACATGGTTAACGGTATAGAATCTGTTGGTAATTATATAAAATTTTCAGGTGATCCTAACGATACTGTTTATGAAATAAAAGGTTGGGCTAGAAACAGAGGTGTTGGATATAAAGGAAGAAAAAGTAACGGTGGAGGAAGATCTGGTACTTTTGCTAGTAGTAGAATTATATATTGGACTATTAAGTTAGATAAACCTATAGAGTGGGCACCAGAAGATAATATAAGTGGTATAATAACAGATATAGATAACAATCTACCTATACAAATAGGTACTTTATATGTAGATGATAATGATCTTGAAGGATTTAGCTCTAGTAACCCAGCTATATGGGAGACAGAACCAAAAGAAGTAGCTGAATTAGATATATACTACGAAGCTAGTAATGCTTTTGCTATAAACACCCACGCTACAATACAAAGTTTAGATTATCATAACTGTTATAGTTTTGCTAATGGTGTAGAATCTAATAGAATTAGAGATGATTACAACGCTTCTCAAATATCTAAAGGCGTTAAAGCCTCATCAGTATTAGCTGAACAATATAAAGAAGAACACAAGAAAACAGGATTAATATACTCTGGTATATTTAATTCTACATCTGGTATAAACTATTTAAATCAATTTGTTATGGCTGATAAAGTAACAAAAGATTTAAATCCTGAATATGGTAGTATACAGTTACTACATACGAGAGAAACTGATTTGTTAGCTTTTTGCGAAGATAAGGTTGTTAAGATATTAGCTAATAAAGATGCTTTATATAATGCTGATGGTAACGCTAACTTAACAGCTTCTAATGCAGTTCTTGGTCAAGCAATTATACCACCTACATTTGGAGAGTTTGGTATAGGTGTTAACCCAGAAAGTTTTGCTAACTATGCTTATAGATGTTATTTTGCTGATAAACCAAGAGGTAAAATGTTGAGACTTTCTATGGACGGAGTAACAGAAATATCTAACTACGGTATGGATGATTACTTTAAGGATAAATTAGCTAGCTCAGATACTATATTAGGATATTATGACGATAGTAAAGATCTATATAATGTAACGTTACAAAGTAACGCTATAAGAAACTTTGATGATACAGTTTCATTTATGGAAACAGTTCAAGGTTGGCCTAGTAGAAAATCATTTATACCAGAAAATGGATTATCATTAAATAATATATTTTATACTTTTAAAAATGGTGAGCTGTGGTCACATACGAATAGCAAGAGAAATAGATTTTATGATACATCTGCTGGTGAAAATGATGCTACTAAGTTCTATGAATCCTCAGTTAATATTATTTTCAATGATGGTCCTGATACCGTGAAAGGATTTAACACTCTTAACTATGAGGGTACTCAAAGTAAAGTGATACAAAACTTAACAGACAATGAATACTTTAACAATGTGGCTAAAGATGGTTGGTATACAAATTTTATAACAACAGATTTACAAGATGGTACAGTACACCAGTTTAAAGGAAAAGAAAATAAATGGTTTGGTTATATACAAGGAACTGAAACAACTTGGAACAACTCTAACCAGAGTGGTAATCTAGATACTAAAGAATTTTCTGTTCAAGGTATAGGTAAATTATCAGCTAATCCAACTGGAGACACAACACCTAGTAAGATAACAATAACAATAGTAGAAAATAACGACTAATATGGCATTAATTAATTGCACTATAACACAAGCTGCGGTAGATGTAACTAAAAACCAAGCGGTAGGAACTACTGCTAATCAGGTTTTAATTATAACACCAGATGAAGGATACGTTGTTAGAGCTGCTGATTTTTCAAAACAATCACCTCCAACTGGAATAAGCACTATAACGTTAGCGGATAGTACAACAGCATATGCTTTAGACAACACTGTTACTGTCACATGTGATCTAACAAACACTTATAATCCTGGTAATAATGATGTTACTTTAACTATTGATATTGATGGTGCTGCTATTTTAGCTAAACAAGAACCATTAACCGTATCCGGAAGTATAACAAACACATTGACTAATGCTACTGTTAATACAGCTACTCAACCATATACTGGATCAGGTGTTAAACCAACTACGGTAACTTTGTTTACAAGAACATACACCGCTGCTAGTGGTAAATACTTTGTTGATGAACCTAGTTACGTTATAACATCTAATAATTCATCTAATTACGAAGTAACGTCAACTGTAACTGAATCAAATGGTTTAGTAACAGCTAAAACTTTTACCGTTAAATATACTTTTAATCAAAGTTCCACTGGTGATGCTATAACATTTACAGCTAACGCTGCCGGTACAATACCTACCGTTGGAAATAAAATAATAAGTTCATTTGTTCATGATCAAAGTGCTTTATCTTTTGCTAGAACAAAAAGAGCTTTAACAATATATGGTGAGCAAGGAGCACAGGTAAAACTAACGTTAGCTAAGTCTAATGGTACTAAGTATAATTTTACAAATGGTAATTTTACAAGTGGTGCTGATTTAAATATAACAATAGGTTCTACTGGTAAGTTTACGGCTTTAATTGATTATCCGCTTATAACATCAGCGGAAACATATACATTTACATTAAATAGCACTTCTTATAGTGGCACAGATTTAAGCGCGTCTATAGATTCAAATTCAGATGGTATTGCTACATTTACAGTTGCTGCTTTAGCTAACGTAACATATACTGTAGCTACAAACTCAGCATCTGGAAGATCTTATACTAGTTCACCTAGCCAAGCTTACAGTGGATCTGTTAACCAGGAAGTTGCTAATTCATTAATTAGTAAAACAATAAATTTAGTTTTAACTGATAATGTTAGTATGGCTTTAAGAAGATTACCAACTGAAAGTGACTTTACAGCTGTTAATTGTAACGGTGAAACTGGTGATAGTAATATGATTATAAAATCTATAACATCTAACGGTGCAGTTTATAACTCATCAAGCAACAATGTGTATAGCAGTTTAACTTTTACTGTAAATGTAGATTTAGAAAGTTTTGGCGAAGCCGCGTCAACTCATACTTTAGCTTTAGATAATTTTATAAACCTACCTCCAGTAGCAACTAGTCACTCATATAGTACTAATGAAGATACTAATGTTGTTATTGATTTATCTGGTAAAGCAACTGATGCAAATAGTGATACTTTAACTTATAGTATAGTTAGCAACCCAGCAAATGCTACTGTTAATATATCTGGATCTAACGTTACATTTTCACCTTCTGCAAATTGGAATGGTACTACAACTTTTACATGGAAATGTAATGACGGGTATCAAGATAGCAATACCGCAACAGCAACAGTTGTTGTAGCGGCTGTAGCTGATGCACCAACTGACATATCGCTATCTGCTACATCAATTAATGAAAATAATTTAGTTAATGCAGTTATTGGAGCATTCTCGTCAACTGATCCTGATGGAGCTGGAAGTTATACTTACACTTTAGTATCTGGTACAGGTAGCACGGATAACTCAAGCTTTAATATAAGTGGTAGTAATTTAAGAGCTAGCGCATCTTTTGATTATGAAACTAAAAACTCATACTCTATTAGAGTAAGATCTACTGATTCTGTTCATGGAAGTTTGTATTTTGAAAAAGCATTTACAATAACAATAAACGATGTTAGTGAAGGTACTATAACCAGATTTAGAGTAGATATTTATAATACAAGTGGTAATTATACAGCAACACATTATGTGCATGGAACACAAATTTGTAGTAGTGGTAATTTAGCGAATACTTGTTTGAGTTTTGGTAGTTTAACCAACAAGTGGGTTAGGTTAGGAGTAAGTTGTTCTGGATCAGTTATGGTTGGTAAGATTATAGGATCTCACACGAGTGGAACACCTACAGCTTACGTACATGATGATAAGTACTACAACAGTAGAACAGACGCAGAAAATAGTCAAAACGCAACAATTTGTTAAAATGAAATCAAAAGGATTAGGCGATACTATAGAAAAAATTACAAAAGCAACTGGAATAAAAAAGGTTGTAGAAAAAATAAACCCTAACTGTGGGTGTAATAAAAGAAAGGAAAATTTAAATAAAATGTTTCCTTATAAAAAATAGAATATGGCAAGTATAACTTTAACTTTCGCGGTTCCCATACAAGATTCAGTTCAAAAAGGAGATATTATATATTACTGTAAAACAAGTACTGTTGGTACTTTTAACACAGCTAATAATATAATTAAAATGGGGGATTGCACAGCGGTTAACCCACCATATTCATTAACATGTAATATACCTGATGATCTAACTAGACCGTCAAGTGGTGATTATATAATGTTTAGTAAAGACAATAGAGGTAATGCCTCAACTATGACAGGTTACTACGCAGAAGTAAAACTATCTAACAACAGTGAAACACATGCTGAAATTTTTCACATAAGTTCAGAAGTATTTGAAAGTAGTAAATAATGTGTAATAATATAACTATAATAAAAAAGAAAATATGAGTGCAAATTTATTTGGAATGGCCAAAGGTTTCTTAAAATCTGGAGGTATGAATATCATAGGTAGTATGATAGGTAGTAGGGCTAGAAAAAAAGAATTAAGAGAAGCAGAGCTTGGTTATGATAAGCAAATGGCGGCTTTAGAAAGTCAGGATATATCTAATCCATACATGAATCAAGAAAATGTATATGAGGATCTAACTGTTAATACCCAAGAAGCGGATATGTTAGCTGCCCAACAGCAACAATCTTTAGCTAATACAATGGGTAATTTACAAGGTGCTGCTGGTGGATCTGGTATTGCTGCTTTAGCTCAATCAATGGCTAATCAACAATCACAGAATTTACAGTCAGCAACAGCTTCAATAGGTCAACAAGAGCAAGCTAATCAATTAAAACAGATGGGTCAACAAGATGTATTAAATCAAAGATTCATACAAGGAGAAATGTATAATAGAAAGGCACAGGCTTCAAGAAACGCTGGTATGTTAGGTAGAGCTGAACAAAGATTTAGTGATGCGATAGATGCAAAAACAGCAGCAACTCAACAATTAATGAGTGGTATAGGTCAGGTAACTGGATTTGGCAGCGAAACACTACCAGGTGGTTCATTGCATAGAGTTGGTAAATCAGGTGGTGTTCAATTTTAATAAAAATTAGATTATGAATTTATTAGATAAAGATTATTTTGCGGACTTAGTTGGTTCAGGGTTGGTAAAAAAAGATAAAAATAACAACGCCTCAGTAAACACAGAAGAGCTTAAACTAAGAGAAGAGTATTATAAAAAAAGAAGTAATTCTGAAGCTAATGCTTATTTTGATAAAATACCCGAAGGTGTAGATATATCTAAAGTTCCTCCACAATACAAACCAGAGGTAACTAAATTCTCAAATCAAGCAATACAAGAAACTTTTTATTTAAAAAAGCAAATAAAAGAAACAGAAGCTGGTAGCCCTATTAATTTAAAATTTAGACAACAGTTATCTGAAGTTCAAAATAGAGTAGCTAATTTAAATACTCAATTTGAAACATTTAAGAAATACAAGGAAGATTATTTAGTTACAGAAACTAATGGTCAAATGAGTAATGCTAATAGTGGTAATAAATTAAAACTAATATCTGATGTTTATACAGATAAAATGAACATGAAAATAAGTAGCAGTGGAGATATATTTTTTACTAACGAAGAAGGTTATGCTAAGTTTAATGATATGGACGATTACATTGTTAAGGACAACAATGCTGCTGAAGAAATTTTAAAAATGAATGAAAGCGCTTATAAAGGAGGTAGAGCTCTTGATAAGCATACAGAGAATTTATATCGTATAAAGTTAACTAAATTAGTTTCTAGAATTGACACAGCTAAATCTTTAGCTGCTGATGATTTTATTGTTCCAGGTGGTTTAGGTGTAGATCCAATGTTATTACATGATAAAAATAGAGAAGAAGAATTAAGACAATTTGTAATTGATTCTTATCTACAGTCTTTTAAAGACACAGCTAATCAATCAGCTTCAAGATCTATGGCTAATAATAAAATACCTGGTGGAACAGCTTCTGCTAGAAAATACCAAGCTAGAATGAACAACGTATTAAATGGCTGGGATATGTTGGCTCAAGGTGATGCTAGTTACTTAAATAGTATATTAAGCGGTAACGATGAAATAATACCTTCTGAAGAAGAGCCTGGTTTATTTGAATATTATTCAGGTAACAAGGTCGCTTTAATAGACCCAAATAACCCAAGTGATTTATATCACTTACTATCTGGACAAAATATACCAGATAATTTATGGCCAAAGCTTAATGTGGATCCCATTTCAAAATTAGATAAAAAAATGATGGAGGGCGTGATACACGAAACACCAGAGCAATTAACTGCTCAAGATTATATAGAGAAATATTCATAAACAAAAATTACTAATGAAAGATTTAGAATTAATAGTACAGCGCATGATTGACGCTGGCGAATCTGAAGAAGCTATAGCTTCAGTAGTTAAACACTACAATTCGCCGGGAAAGATATCGGATCCTGTAACAACGAAGGCAAGTGCGGGATCAGAAAATATGGCCTTCAGATCGGAAGATGGTTCATCGGAATTAGTAGATAAACCCATACCAGAAGGTTCACTAGGTTTACTAGGAACAATGTGGGATGCGGTTAAAAAAGGTTGGTTAAGAGCTGATTCTTTAGATTCTGCTTTAGACGTTTATAACAAAGGAGCTGATATGACCGATGCTGAGTATCAAGAACTTATTAATGATGTTAACGAGCAGTCTAAGATACAAGCTAGTCCTGAGTTGATAGCTTTTCAAAAAAATTATGAAGAAATAAAAGAAAAGCATGGAGCTTGGTATGCTTTTGCTAAAGCAGCCGCAACTAAAGATGGTTTAAAATCTTTAATGAGAACTCAAATAGAGTCAATGACTATGCAAGCTAGAACAGCTTTACCTGAATTTATAGGGGGTGTTGATCTTGACTCAGAAGATTTAGGCGCTATTGGCGCAACAACAGCTGTTGGTACTGGTGTTGGTTATGGTATGGATAAACTTGGTAACAAGCTTATAGGTAAAGGTTGGCAAGGTACAGCGGTTGGTCTTGGTTTAAAAGCTATTGGTAAAGGTGGTGGTGCTTTTGGTGGTTTTATGGGTGGTTTGTCTAGAACCATGGAAAAAGGTTTTACAACAGTAGAATTACTAAATGAAAAAGCAATTGAATTATATGGTGATAAATTTACTAACGGTACTGATGAAGAAAGAATAGCTATATATAAAGAAATACAAAATAACAAAGGTGCTTTTGATGAAATAAAAAGTAGAGCAATAGCAAGAGGTAACACAATTGGTTTTGTTGATGGCGTAACAGGTATGTTAACTTTACCAGCTGGTAGAGCTGTTGGAGGGTTAATGGCTGGAACAAGAGCTTCTAAATTAGCTGGTGCTGGAACTTTAGCAACATCATTAACAGCAGAAAGTATTGGTGGTGGTATTAGTGAATATGCTGGACAAAAAGCAGCTGGTCAAGAAATAGATCCATTTGAAATAGGTTTAGAAGCTATGGGTGATAAGGTGTTTAGTGTTATGTCTTTACCAAGTGCTTTTAAAACACCATCTTATAAGCTAAACGGCCAAAAAATGAATGGTAGTGAGTTTAGTGATGCTCTTAAAATGATGGACGATGAAGCTTACATGGGTGCTGATATAGATATAACAGATAGTCCTGTAGCTCAATTTATAGTAGATAATAGAATATCAGACATTTCAACTGATTTAAAAATAGACAATAGAATAAACGATGTTGGTGATCGTACAAAGGCTATAAAAATACAAAGACAAATAGACGAATTAAAGGGTAAAGACGATCAATCATCTGCAAATAAAAGATCTGAATTGAAAGCTCAGTTTAATGAACTTATTGAAAAGCACAAAACTAATAAAGATACTATAACCCAAGAAAATAGAAAGAAAGCAATTGCTTTAGCTAGAGATACTAAATTTGAAAGAAACTATAATAAGAACTTTGGCGCTATAGAACAATTTGCGGGAAGAAAAGGTTTAAAAATACAAGAGTTTGAAAACGAAGAACAGTATTATAAAGCCATTGAAAAAAATGAAGGAATAAAAATAACTGATAAAAATAGAGAACAGTATAGAAGTGAAGGTGTTTTTGTTGGTAAAGGAAATATATTTATAAACAAACAAGAGGCTAAAAAAGTTGGGGCTGTCACAGTTGCTCAACACGAGGTATTACACCCTATACTAAACGCTATTGTTGGTAAAGCTGAAAATCAAGGTAAACTTGTAAATCAGTTTAAAAAGATGTTGAATTCTAAACAGCGAAGTATAATAGAGTCTAAACTGGGTGACCAACCTAGTGATACAGAGTACTTAAATGTATTTACAGATAATTTTGATGCCATAATGAAAGAGAGAAATCTTGTTCAAAAGGTTAGTGATTATTTTAAAAAATTATTTAGAGATCAAGGTTTTGATAATATAGATTTTGAATCTGGTTCTGGAATATACAACTTTTTAAAAGAATATAATACTAGTATAAAAGAAGGTAAGTTAAGTGATAGAGCTATTGAAGCTATAGATATAGCTGAAAAAAAATCTGGTAGAAAAATAAGTGAAGTTGAAGTAGCTGGAAGAATGCAAAAGTCTAAAGCTGTATCAGATAGAGCAAAGACTTTTTTAGATAATCCAGATTTATTTGGTAATTCAAGTTTAGTTGATATAATAAATGGTGGTAAAGGCGCGACTTCAGCTGAAGATAGATTTGCTGCGGTTGAGGCTTTAATAGAAAGAAATTGGCCTGTAATAAGTAATGCTATAAAATTTGATCCTAATGGTAATATACCTATGGAATCAGTTAAAGAGGCTATAGCTGAACAAATGCTTGGTATATTTCCACAAGTTACATTACCAAATGGTACTAAGATTAGTCGTAAAAAACCTTTATTAGAAACATATGACGGTAGTACTGAAGTTACTACATTTTTAGGTGCTACACTAAAAAATAGACAACCTGAAATATTTACTAGAGCTAAGGCTATTGGTGGTATTGAGCAAATGGGTGTAGATATATCAGAAGCTAAAAATGTTAAAGCTGAGGAAACTACAAAAGATACATCGAAAAAAGCTAGAAAGTTAACTAGCTTTGATACTATGATAAAATCTATAAAAGTTTTTCTTGACAACGAGGGTTTTATTATAGATACTAAAGCTATACCTTTTTACAGTAAGAAACTACAAAAAGAAATTAATACTAAGATAAAACAAGCAATAGCTAACGCTTCTAAAAAAGGTCTTAGT